AATCAGTGATTGAATCAGTAAACGCAAAAGATGGAGCACAAAATAATGAGCCAGAAGCAAAGCGCCGAGGCCGCCCACCTAAAGCAAGCGCAGAAGGTTGATTGTCATGGGCTGGACTAAGCGACAATTGATAGAGCAGGCTTTCGATGAGATCGGCCTTGCGCCATACATTTTTGACCTGACCGCAGAACAACTAGAAAGTGCTTTGCGCCGCTTGGATTCGCTGGCCGCTACTTGGAATGGCAAGGGGATTAGAATCGGCTATCCGCTTACGTCAAGCCCGCAGAATAGCGATATTGACACCGATACCAATATCCCAGACATGGCAGCAGAAGCGTTGTTTTTGGATCTGGCAAATCGGATTGCGCCATCCTACGGCAAGGTCGTTTCTCCAGAAACCAAAGCAAATGCGAAAATGGCCTACGATGCGCTTTTGAACAAATTTGCAGTGCCGCCAGAAATGGAAATCCCGGGTGGCTTCCCAATTGGCGCGGGGTACAAGTCTTATTCCGTTGGTGAGCCGTTTGCTCCGGTGGTGGATAAATTACTCGTTGGCGATGACTCAGCCCTCGATTTTATGTAAGGTGTCATAATGACAACTATCAATCAATTAAGTGCGCTTGATTCGGTTTCTGCCGGTGACCAAGTGCCAGTATTCAGCACAAACAACGGTGACACTAGACGCGTTCCCATGTCTGTTTTGCAGGCATTTTGCCAAGAAGGTATCACGGCAAATGATGACAAAATCACTCAGTACGTATCACCGTCTGCGACTGGATTTTCCGTTCAAGTAAACAATGCGTCGTCTAGTGTTTTCCTGCTTCTCACGCCAACCGGTGCATTTGCCACTGGTACGCTTGTTTTGCCCGTGCAGGCAAATTGCATTGACCGACAGGAGATTCTAGTTTTCTGCGCTCAAGCCGTGACAACGCTTACAATTAATGGAAATGGCGCAACTGTAACGGGAGCACCAACAACATTAACAGCTAATTCATTTTTTAGATTGCGATTCGATAACGTCGCCAAAGTTTGGTATAGAGTAGGATAATAGGACAAAATGACAGATATTCTTAAAAGTGACAACAACGTTCCACGGCGCTACGTTGATAAAAATGATAATGTTTTTGCCGAAACCGTTGTGTCAATGCCTTATTTTTGCGGTAATAATACTGCTATGCTTTCAGTTGGCATAACGTCTGCCGCAGTAAGTATTCCACCCCAATTGGGTAATAGTATTCGAGTTGTGAATGTTGGAACAAATATTGTTTGGTTCACTACTGGCGCAACAGGAACGACTCCAACCGCTGTAATTGCTCTCGCAGGAATTCCAGGGTCTACGCCAATACTTCCGAACACTGCTGAATCATTTGCAATCCCATCCGGTCATTCAGTATTTGCTGCAATCAGTAACGCAACTGGCAATACTATCTACGTTTCTGCTGGAGAGGGTTTGTAATGGTTGTGCGTGCGACTACATCAACAACAGCTATTGCACCGTTTAATATCCTTGATGTTTATACTGGCTCGGCAGCCGCGTATTCATTACGCAAATTGCGCGGCGCATATTCTGGCGCTGCTGTTCGTGTTCGCAGATCAAATGATAATGCTGAACAAGACATCGGTTTTGACGCATTGGGAAATTTTGATGAATTATCATTAGTCTCATTTGTCGGTGTTAATTCTGGATTTGTAACCACTTGGTACGACCAGAGCGGCAACGTTCGTAATGCTACACAGGCTATCGCCGCTAACCAGCCGAGGATTGTGGATGCTGGAGTAGTGGATAAGGTGAATGGGCGGAGTAGCTTGACATATCCATCTAACACAATGCAATTTATTTATTCTGGAACAGGGCTTTCATCAACGAACGCTTGGTTTTTCAATGTGTTCTCAACGACAGACCAGATTGGTCTTTGGCATTACTCATCAGCAGGAACGTTTTTGGGGGCGTGGGGACAACCCGAAGAGAATACTACTAGCTTAGATATGGGCAATGTTGTTACCAGAGTAAACGGTGGTATTATTTCCCCACTTACGCGATTATCATTAAGAAATGCAGTTGCAACCGGAAGTCTATTAGTTGCATCTCACGGTCAAGTAATAACAAATCCATTTTTAGATCCTAAATATAACGGATATGATAATGCAAGTTTAGGGGGGTACTCTGTTACCGGTTCGTCTCCTGAATTTATCCTCTACACTTCCGACCAATCTTCCAACCGAGCAACAATTGAAGCAAACATTATGTCTTATTATGGAATAAACTAAATGAAATACAAAAAATTTGAATCAGAGAAACTCGCGCTTGATTTTTCTGAATCCGTGGGCAAGGAAAAAGGTTGTAGCGGGACTACAAAATATTGGTACAACATTTTGCAGGCCACCGATGGTTGGTACGCTGTAATTTATGATGACACTGATATTCCTGATGCAACCGAAGTCGAACCGAAGTGGATTGAAAATGCCGAAAGACTCGCGCCTTGAGCGTGCTGGGGTGTCTGGTTTTAATAAACCAAAACGCACCCCGTCCCACCCAACAAAATCACACGTTGTAGTCGCAAAAGAAGGCGACAAAATCAAAACAATTCGATTCGGTCAGCAGGGGGTTTCTGGTTCTCCAAAGAAGGAAGGAGAATCAAAGGCCGATAAGACTAGGCGGGAATCATTCAAGGCCAGGCACGCCGAAAACATTGCCAAGGGCAAAATGTCTGCGGCTTGGTGGTCCTCAAAAATAAAATGGTGACCCATGCAAATTCCAATAGTTCAGGGCATATACACTGACAGCAAACCTGATTTTCGCACTTCATATCCGCGCAATCTGGTTCCTGTCCCAAAATCAAACGGTATCAGTGAGGGCTATTTACGCCCCGCTGATGGCATTGTGCAGCTTGGTACTGGTGTCGGTGTTGATCGTGGTGGCATGGAGTGGAACGGCGTTTGCTATCGCGTGATGGGCACAAAGCTGGTTAGCATCGACTCGCTTGGTGCTTCGACTATCCTGGGAGATGTTGGCGGGGCAGGACAAGTCACGTTTGATTACTCATTCGACAGGCTTGCGGTTGCCTCTGGTGGCAATCTTTACTACTACGATGGAACAACATTCACGCAAGTGACAGACCCAGATATCGGAACCGTGGTTGATTTGGTTTGGGTCGATGGTTATTTTATGACCACTGACGGCGAATTCTTGATCGTCACCGAATTGAATAACCCGCTTGCAGTAAACCCGCTGAAATACGGAAGCTCAGAAGCAGACCCGGATCCGGTTGTCGCATTGTTGAAAGTGCGCAATGAGGTCTACGCATTGAACCGTCACACAATCGAAGTTTTCGATAACGTTGGCGGTGAGTTGTTTCCATTCAGTCGCATTGATGGAGCGCAAATTCAACGCGGCGCAATTGGCACAAATACTTGTTGCGTGTATCTCGATGCGATTGCTTTCATGGGCAGTGGGCGAAATGAATCTGTTGCGATTTGGATGGGTGCCAACGGGCAAAGCATGAAATTGTCTACTCGTGAAATCGACGAAATCCTGTCAGAGTACACAGAAGCACAATTGTCCACGGCAGTGATGGAAGCGGTTTCGTACAAGTCGCATAATTTCCTGTATGTCCATTTGACAAACCGCACTATCGTTTACGATGGTGGCGCATCGAAGGAATTGGGCGTGCCGGTGTGGTTTATTCTGACTAGCGGTGTTGTGAGCACTGGGCAATATCGCGCACGTAACTTCGTGTGGTGCTACAACAAGTGGCTAGTAGGTGACCCTACTAGTGCTGTCCACGGCTACATTGACTCAACTATCTCGACGCATTACGGCAATGCCGTGGCTTGGGAGTTTGGAACTCAGATCATTTACAACGAAAGCCGAGGTGCAATCCTTCACTCGCTTGAATTGGTCAGTTTGACTGGTCGTGTTGCGATTGGAGCAGAGCCACAGATCAGCACTTCATACTCAATCGACGGTTTAACATATAGTCAAGAGAGATTTGCAAAAGTTGGAGCGGTTGGAAATGCAAACAAACGCATTGTCTGGCTGCAACAAGGAAGCATGAGAAATTGGCGCATACAGCGCTTTAAAGGCACAAGTGATGCCCACATATCAATGGCACGTTTGGAAGCCGTCATA